TTGATGTCGTTTTCCACCAGCCGGTTGATGACCCAGTCGGCATCTTCGGCGAACTCGTCGTTGCCGGGCAGGTATTCCATCACGATGTCCAGCCCCGGGCCGGGCCCCTGCACCCACACGCCGATGGCTTCATAGCGCGGGTTCGTGTCCCTGTCGCGCAGCGCATATTCGATCATGTATCGCAGCTTCATTCCCAGGACTCCGCTATCTTCGTGTGCTCCTCGAGGAGCTGAGCGTCGACGATCTCGAACTCGGCGGCGTTCTCCGTCTTGTAACGCTGCCACTTCCGCCAGTCGAGGACATAGTCGTGTTCCGTGGCGTCCATGATCAGTTCGATATGATAGCGGCGGCCAAGATCATCGGTAAGGTCGATCTCGTAGGTATCCTCCCGGCTCCACTCCACGACCTTGATGGTGTGCGTGTACTGATACCCGTTGTCATAGCCGACCGATTTCCACATGACCCAGAAGTCGGTCTTCGTGACGCCGCCGGCCGCGTCGAAATGCGGAGCGACCCGGGAGACTGTGTAGCTGTCGACAAGTCCAAGCGGCAGCGGCTCACCGTGACCTTCTCGCAACAGGATGAACGAGCCGCCTCGGTTGAACTCGTCGAACAGAGCCTGCAGTTTCGCCCTTTCCTGTGCTATGAACTCTTTCATACTTATCTCACCAGAACAATGTCCTCGACTCTGCGGCCGTCGGTCAGCTTGGATATGCCGTGCTTCTTGAATACCGTGAGCACTTGCGTCCGCTCGGACTCGCTTCCCACTACTATCGCCTCCAAGTTGTCGAGCAGCGTCACCGAGTGCTTGAGGATCGTCTCGTTACTTGCGTTTCGCGCATAGGCTTTCCAGGTCTTGGGATCACTGCCTCGGTGCGTGGGTACGTAGTCTTCCGTTACCTTGCCATACGCGTCATGGTTGTAGCTGATGGCGTCCATGCGCCGGAGGAGTCGTTTCTTGAAGTAGAGGCCATTCTCGCCGGATGCGCCGGATAGCGGGGACTTCTTGATGCGCGTGAACACATAGCTCGCACCGCCCGTCTTCATATCCGATTCCGGCGACATGCCGCGCGGCTGGACTCCGACCCTGAGCTTCTCGACCGTGCTTATCATTGTGCCGTTGTTCTTCAGAGCCGCGTCCAAGAACCCGCTCATACTGGAGCTATTCGTCAGGCTGTGGTGCAGGCTGTAGCCCGCCATCTCTCGCTCCATATCGGCATCCGAGATGTCGAAGCGATACTGATACCGATAGCCGCCACCTATCGCTTTGTCCTTGAACCCAAGCTGATACTCACCAACCGGATCGTAGCCCGGCATCTTTGTGATGTCCGACACTCCGAGCCGTTTCTCCCAGAACCTGCGCAGCGCCTGCACGCGCTCGGTCTTGGAGGCGTTTCGCTGATCGAGGGAGGAGATCATCTGCGCATATTCAGGGGACTTATCAACCTGGCTGATGTAAGCCTGCTTGTGCAGATAGAGGATTTCCGCGTCCTCGGCAGTGGCTATGTTTGCTCTCAAGCCGATCTTCTCCATCTTCTGCAATGCCGCATCCAGGCTCTTGGCGTTCGGGCTGTCGGGAACGATCATCTCGAACTCCCCGGAATGCGCATACAGGTTCTTCGATGACCACGGGCGGTAGAACGCGCGGACGCCGTCGCCGAAGTCTATCTCATACTGCTCGCCGTCGGGCATGTGGCGTCCGCCGAACATGGTACCGATGTCTGCGCCTTCACTCTCAACGGACAGATCGCCCTTGCTGATAGCGCGCTTCTCCAAGAGCACCTTGGTCCTGCGACAGATGAAATCCGAGTCCGTCTTCCTGGGCTTGGTGGCCAGCTTCTTCAGATAGGTATCGAAGCGTTCGGGGATCGGCGTCCGGTCGCGGACCGCTTCCTGAACTTTATCCACCCAGCCCTTGTACGTCTCGGCCATCTCACGGACGTCCGGATCATCGGACTTCGCGAGCTTCTCCAGTGCCTTGATATGCCCGGCGGCCTTGCCTATCTTGGCCTGGTTGTAGGCTCCATCGCCGGCATGGTGGTTCACCGTCTTCACGGCAGCGAGGATGTCCTCGGCGAAATCGTCTTCCGGCAGGCGTTCCCCGATCTTCGTGACCTGCTTAGTGGCCTTGCGAAGCTTGGCCAGTATCTTAGATTCCGCCTCCGGCCTGACTTTGAGCTTGATCACCGTGCGCTGTTGACCTTTGGCAGTCTCCGTGAAGATGAGCGCGTTCTGGTCCTCTATGTCGTCCTCGTCAATCGGAAGCGCCTTGCCCTGCCAGCCCAGTCTCTGGACGTCCTCCAGGAGACCCTCCTCAGCCTTGCCTATGCGGCCCTTGACCGGAGTTTCGGCGGCGTCCTCGAAAGTAAACCTCTTCTTGCCGAGCACATCGGCATAGAACCCCTCGAAGTCACGGCGCAGGTTATGCTTTCGCGCGAGAGCCAGCTCATAGAACGCCCGCTTACCGGCCTCGTCGGTTCCGAACCGTCCCTCAACATAGGGCCGCAGCAGCGACAAGTAGTAGTCGTCGGATATGCGCTCCACCTCTCGAATGTAGCGCAGCGTGACTGACGGGTCGACTGTCACCTTGCCCTGCTTCACCGCGCGGAAAAGCGTGTTGTACAACGGCTCCTGTTCGCCGCAGAGTCCATTGGGATGGTAGTCTACAGAGAGCTTGTCGGAGCCAAGGAACTTGAAAAGCTGGCCCTTGTCGATGCCGTAGACCTTGCCATTCTTCGCCCGGATAAACTGCTTGGAGTGTCCGTCATGGTTTGAGATGAGCCAGTCAAGGACGTGCTCACGCTGCACCTGTGCTATCTCATCAGCCGTGAGATCGGCCACATCGAAGCTGGAGAAGTCATACTTCGCCGCCAGATCATTGCGCCATTTCTGGATAGAGCCGGTGCGGCCGTTCAGGCGTATCGTCCGCACCTCGATGGCGTCGGGGTCGATGAGCCTGCCTATTTTGTAGGCTGCCTCTTCACCGTATGCTATGAAGTCGTCCGATCCCCTGCCTACGGGTTTGAAGAGCCACTTATCCCCATTCGCGTCGATCCAGAACTCCTTGACGTGAGCGCCGCCGACGTCGGCTTTGCCGCCATACTTGAACTTCTCAGGCTTGCCGTGCTCCGTCCACGCGGCGTCGGCCTTATCGAACTCCGAGCCTTTCTTCGTGAATGCGTTCGGGGCCGCTGATGTGACCGACTCAGAAGCGACCTGTGGCTTGGTCTGAGGCGGTGTGGTCACAGGCTTCGGCTGCGCTGTCTTGCCTGACTTGCCCAGGTGCTTCTCAGCCCACTTGGCATGTTTGGCCTCGATGCCATTCTTCGCGGCTGCTATCTTCCCAGCGTCGGTTTCCGAGAACAGCGTGACCAATTCATCTTTCGAAGCCCACTGCCAATGCGTAACCTTGGTCTGCTTCGCGAGGTCCTTGAGTTCCCCCGATTTCATCGCCGCGACCTGCTGCTGAAACGCGAGCTTCTTTACGGCGACTTCCTTGGCGTGCTGTTCGAGGACCGCAGCGGGCAGCCCAGAGTCCTTCGCGACCTCCTCCTCCGCGGCTTTCACCGAGTCCAGGAACGATGAATACTGCGAGGGTGATGACGGCATCACTACCTGCGCGGCGGCGTCCTTGAGCGACTGCTCTGCTTTCTTCAGAGCCTCGGTCTTGGCCGCATCGAGGGCCTGCTGCTTGGCCTGCTCCGCCATCTGTTTGCCTGCGGCTTTCTCCAGGGCTTTCGCGAGCTGCTCCTTGTTCTTGAGCGGCGGAATACCATGTTTTTGCTTCGCGGCGATCAGAGCCTTCCCGGCAAGGCCGGAATGGTCCACTCCCGGTTCCAACCCATCGAGCATCTCGATGACTTCGAATTTCGTGAGATTGAGCGACACGCCGTGCTGCTTGGCCATGTCCTTGAGTTGGGCCATCGTGAGGCCCGAGAGCTCGGTCGGAGGGGCTGCGTTTTTTGCGGCCTCTTCCAGCGCCTTCGCCTGCTTTATCACGGCCTGCTTTTTGGCGAGAAGCGAAATCAACTCGTCCTTGCTTCTGAGTGCCGCGATGTTGTGCTGCTTTATCTTCGCCAGCAGCGCCGCACCGGAGAGATCGGCATGGCTGATTCCCGGCTCGACACCGTCCAAGAGCTTGATGAAATCCGACTTGGTGCGCGCGACGGCGATCCCGTTTTGCTTGGCGAGGGTTTGGAGCTGCTTCACGGTGAGCGCCGAGAGGTCCGCAACCTCCCCTGACTCGAACGCTGCTTTAAGCTTCTTCTCTTCCTCGGCCTGCTGCTTTGCCTGATCGTGGATTGCCTGCGGCGGAATGATGCACGCGGCCTGACCGGACGCCGCAGTCGCGCCCAACTCTCCGCCGCATATCACGAGCGGCCACGCCACCACGCTCGTGCACCGGCAGTTGGGATGCGCGGGCTGGTTGGGGAAACGGTCGGTGTCGAATACCTTGCCGTCGAGGCCGCCGCAGACCGGGCACGTCCGCTCGTCCTCCATCGTCATCCACTCAAGTTTGCTGACCCCGACCTGCTGATGGAACTTGATGCGGCCCTGGTTATGCGCGCGCAGAACCTCCGTGCGGGCGATCATCTCCATGCGGTACTGCGCCTTGGTGAACACCTTACTCCCGGCGTGCCGGAAGGACTCCTTGTCCTCGATCACTGATCCTAGATCGCGGGCGATATCATCCGCGCCCTTGCCCGCGGCGATCCCTGAGAGGATCGTGCGCTTGATGCCGTCGGCGAGTTCGCGATGGACGTCACCCGCGAGCACGAGGTTGTAGTTGGTCATGAAGTCGAGCGCGTCCGTGTCGATAAGGGTGAATACGGAGGTTGTCAGCTTATCGATGCCCTCAGGTGTGAGATCTTTGTAGAACGGCATCTGCGCCGCTGAGAACTCCTCGATGCCGCGATACACGCCGGACCGGAACGACGCCCGCGAGCCTTGGCGGAACATCAGGGTCTGGTCCTTTCTGAGCGCCTTCATCACGTCGGCAATCTCGGCGTCCAATTTCTCCAGGCCCTTCAGCGCGGCGAGCTTGTTGTCCGGCAGCGAGCCAAGGCTGCGATAGTTGGCGATGGCTGCCCGCACCTGTTTCTCAGCCGACTTGAGCGACTGCGTAAGCTGGTAGACAACCTGCTCCGCGTAGAGGTCGCGAGCCATCAGGCTCTTGTCCGTCGCCTGACGGATTGCCTTGGCGTGCCAATCGAGATTCGCGACGGCGCAAATTGCTGCCTGGGTACTGTTCAACTGTTCGAAGTCCTCTTGCGATCCAGAAACCGGCACGCTGGGGAGTCGAATGTCACCTCGGCCTGCGTGACGCCGCACCGGTTGTTCTCTTCGCCGAAGTAAGCGCAGGAATCGCACACTTCGCCCGCGTGTTCGCCTCGCGCGAGGAGTCCCGCCCACGCCGCCTCCGATCTGGAGCCTGCCGGATTCTTTGCCGGGTCAAGCCCCAGCATCTGCTGCGCGGTCTCAACGCTCATGATCCCAGCCACGACCATATCGACGATAGGCTTGACCTGCTTCTCGTCCATGAGATCCACCGACTTGCCTTCGCTCTGACGGTTGGCCTCCTCTATGTCCGGGTCGAGGTCCATCTTGAGTTGCAGAGACGAGCGGCTTATGAGCTTGCGGTCGTACAGTTCGATGAGGAGCTTCTTGAAATCGACTGCATCTGTCGGGTCGAGGTCGTTAAACAGGAACTGGATGCTCTTGCCCGAATGCCCCGAAAGTTCAAGCCAGTCGTCGTATATCCACTCGAGAATGGTGCGCGCGGCGTGCTTTATCTCGCGGATCATGATGAGCATCTTCTGCATCGAGACCGAGGCCGTTGCGAAGTTGGGACCGTCGCCAGCAACGAGCGAGCGCGACAGCCCCAGCGCAACGACGATGTCTTCCTTCACCTCCTTGACCTTGTCCTCGACGTTGAGGACCTGGCCTTCGGTGCCGTGGGTCTCGACCGTCACGTAGAACGGCACGACCAGCCCGCTCTTCAAGTCCATCTTGTTCACCATGTCACGGACCTGCTCAAGCATCTTCTGGTCGGGCATCACCATCTTCTGGCCGAACGCCCCGCCGACCTTGAGCAGCCGGAACGGGGTGGCCCAGCGTTTGGCTATTGCCTGCTCCGCGCGCCGGTAGTCTCGCAGAAGCTCGATGGACTGGAACGCGGGCAGCACGAGCGAGTTGCCGCGCGGTGAGAACTCCGGCGCATCCCACTTGAGGTGCAGTGTCTGCTCGACGGGAAGCTTCAGCCCATCGCCCGCCGTGGGGCTGTCTTCGGGAAACTGCTGCACTTCGACGAGTTGGCCCTGGGCATATTTGACTTTGATAGAAATGGGGTTCACACAGGTGACTTCCTCGACATCCTTGCCGTCTTTGGTGTAGCGTTTGAAGCCCACTGCGTCGCCCTTAACGAGAAGCTGGAGGATCATGTCCTTCACGAACTCGGATATGCCGAGCCGGTCCGCGAGGTCATTAGCCTCCTGCTTCACTGCGTCATCGTCGCTTGTGATCTTTATCTCGTCCCCCACTGCAAACGTGCGCCAGGAGTTGACGCAGTTCTTCACCAGCGGTTCTTCGACGTAGTACTCCCAGGCTTTCCTGGCCCGGTCGTCCCAGTTCGCGGGGATGGCGTCGCTTGCGTTGATGCTGCTGAACGTGGATGAGTCAAGCGCGGCGACGGTCGCCAGCGCGGGGACCACGATCCCGAATGCAGCGTTTTGTTCTATGGACTCCTGAGTTTCCGAGTTGGTGTTGTTCAATCAAGACCTCCTGTCTCCCTTAGCCTTTGTTCGCGCCAGGTCGCACAACGTGGCGCGAGAGCGCACAGCGGGATAGATGGGCCTACCGAGCGAATCTGCCTTGAAATCGCGCGCCCGACGTGGTAGACTGTTATCGGCAATACAACGGCAATTATTCGCGCCGTTATCGGCAATTTCGGTGAGCACATGGCAGCCCCGAATATCTGGAAACCGAAGTATGAGATCACCAACAGGGTGGCAAACGACCTGACCCGGATCGAGGCGGCTCGCGTCGTGGTCGAGACCGCCGGTCTGCCTCCCGCCGCGATTGCCGAACTCTCCCGCCAGGCGCGGATTCGCGCCACTCACTACTCCACCCGGATCGAGGGAAACAGACTCACTCTTGAGGAAGCGGAAGAGGTCATCGCCGGACGTCGGAGGGCGTTCCACGGGCGCGAGCGCGACGTTGCCGAAGTCCGCAGCTATTGGGATGCGCTTACCCGTGTCGAGGAGTGGGCGGCTAAGAAACGGCCCGTCAGCGAAGACCTCATCAAGCGGATCGCGGGAATGGTCACGAGCGGCAAGCGAAGCGGTCCCGCCGCCTATCGAGACGGCCAGAACGTTATCCGTGACTCCGCGACCGGCCGTATAGTCTACATGCCTCCCGAAGCCTCCGATGTTCCTCGACTTATGGCCGAAATGGTCAGGTGGATTCACCAGGCGGAAGCAGACGCGACCCCGGTCGTGCTCGTGGCCGCGCTGGCGCACTATCAGTTCGTGACTATCCATCCCTACTATGACGGCAACGGCAGGACCGCACGTCTTCTCGCTACGTTTATACTCCACAGAGGCGGCTATGGCCTCGGCGGGATATTCTCGCTTGAGGAGTACCACTCGCGTGACATCGCCGCATACTACCAGGCTCTGGATGTCGGCGGACACCACAACTACTACATGGGCCGCGCCGATGCGGACCTTACCGGTTGGATCGAGTACTTCACAAGCACGCTTTCGACCGTGTTTGAAGCGGCAAAGCAAGAAGCTATGAAGCTCGCCGGTTCTACCGCCGCGCCTGAGCCGGAGGAACTGCGCAGGCTCGACTACCGCGCCAAGTCCGTGCTTGCGCTGTTTTCTCGGCAGGAAGAGATCACATCCGCCGATGTCGCTGTCGCGCTCGGTCTGTCGGAGCGCATGGCGCGCGTGTCCTTGTCCGAATGGGTCGGTCAAGGCTGGATTGTCGTCTCGAATCCATCTCGCCGCTCCCGCAGATATGCGCTGCGTGCCGATCTTCGAGACTATATCGATTCTCAAAACCGCTGATTCCACCGTGTTTTTCCTAGATGAAGATGGGATCGGTCAGGACCGGCACGACGCAGACGGTCTCCTCCCGGACCCCGTCGAGCATGCCCTGCTCATGCGCGAGCATCGCGCAGCGGACGGCGTCCACGATATGGTCGTTGCCCTTGGAGTAGATGATGTTGCCGTTTGAAAGCGTGTAGGTATGCGTCGTGAACTGGTCTTCTATCTCCAGATCGTCGGCGGGCAGGATGAGCTGGCGTCTCTGCAGCGCGCCGTTGATGAGAGTTGTCATAAGCTCTTTGGTCCGCTTCCTAACCTCGCGGCCATCTCGGATGGCCAGAGTTGTCATTCCGCCGAAGTCATATCCGCGAAGCCTGCCCTGAAGCTGCAGGGGCTTGTACTTGTCGAGAGTGAGCAGTTCCTGGACGACCGCGAGACCGTTGCCGCCGTTATCGATGCCGATCCCGACCGGCGTGAAGTAACGCTCCAGCAGCGATATGACCTGGGCGATGTGCGGGTAGGAGACGCGCTCCATGTGGATGCGCAGGACGAGAGTCATTACGCGCCTGTCATCGAACTCGTCCTCCCGGAACACGACAATCTCTGTCGGGTCGTTGGTGTAACCCAGATCGCCGCCAATCCAGAACGCGCCGGTCTGAGGCATGAGGTTCAGCAGTATCTCAAGGCGGTCGAGTGAATCTTCTTCGGTCTCGCAGGTCGACAGGTCTTCGCCCCGGATCGTGATCCTGCGGTAGTCGATGACTTCCTGCCTGCAGAGGTTCAGACACTCGATATTGAACGCGCCGTATGAGGGCTTGCCGTGTTCACCGGCGACCTCGTGCTGCCAGCCGGCTGTGTCCCTGCCTCCGTAGAACTCCAGCAGCTCCCGCTCGCGCTCATCGCTCCAGTCCGGATTCAGCCACGACGGCCAGTGGAACACTTTGAACTGCGACGAACTCGTGAGCCGGTAGTAGGTGGTGTCTCTCAAGCCATTGGGAGTCGAGTAGATGCGCAGTGTCCCGCCAGCCTTGAGGCACTGCCTCAGCGCCTTCCACGCTTTCTCGGTGAGCCACGCGCCCTCATCGACCCATATCTTCTCGACGTGCAGCGATCTGAACGCATCGCCATAGGCTCCGGCAGGCCGGAAGTATAGTATCGAGCCGTTGGCAAACTCCAGCCGGAAATACGGCTTCCTGTGGATTTTGGGCTTGCCATACTTGGTGATCCCGACGCTTGCCATCAGGTCGGGGTTCGAGTCCAACTGAAACTCTATCTCCTCGATGAGAGTGTCGAGGTGTCCCTGATGCGGAGCCGCGACGAGTCCCTGGACACCGTATTTCGTAAACGCGAAGTGCAGCACGTCCGTTGCGAGGCACACCGACTTTCCCACGTCTCTTCCGTCGAGATGGATGATGTTGCAGTCACCGCATTCCAAGTCCTCGACCTGGTGCGGCCAATAGCCGCGAAGCGAGCCGTCCCGGTTTCTGAGGTAGTGCTGTCCCCAGAGCACCGGGCTTGAGAGTATCCGTACCATGCGCTTTTCCTTGGCGCTGAACTTTGCCATGAGCTTCTCCAACGAAATCCCCGGACGATTGCTGATCACATTCGCCTTGACTTTCAGACGCGGTCCAAGCGTGAATGTGAACAACATCAATCTCACTCGGAGGTAGTGAAATGGCAGACAAGACACTTCACGAAGCTGTCCTTGAGCACCTTGAGTATCTCAAGGGCCAGGGCAAGAGCGAACGCACGCTCTATACTTACTCCATGGATCTGCAGCAGGTCGAGGCTTTCTTCGGCCCCGACAAGAAACTGTCGTCGATCCTGATCCCCCACGTCGCGGGTTTCCTCAAGTCGGATGCGCTCCTCAAGATGCGCGGCGACAAAGACCGCTCGGAGATCACGGTCAAGAAGACCGTCCGCGTCTTCCGCACGTTCCTCATCTGGGCGAAGGAGCAGGGCTACATCGCCAAGCTCCCGCTGCCGAAGGACGTCCCACTGGGACGCAGCCTGAAAACACAGCCGGAGGTGGAAAGTGCCGAACTCGATCCGGCTGCTGCAGCCGACTGACGACCCTGTCCTGAGCCAGGTCGAAGGGCTTGAACGGTCGATAAATGACTTCGCGGTAAGGCTCCGGGCGCAGGGGCGCTCGGAGCATACCATAACCGCATACCTGCGCGACATCCGCTGCTTCGTCCGGACGCTGCCCGCTGTCGATGTTGACAGCATTACGCCCGCGATGATAGACGCCGCGCTCATCGACCCTTCGGTTGCTTTTTCCGAGAACGGCTCGCCCAAATCCGCCGCGACAATGCATCGGCTGAAGGCCGTTGTCCGTTCGTTCTTCGCATGGGCTGTCGAGACCGGGCTTACTGGAACCAACCCGGCAGGCCATGTGGTCACAAAACGCCTGTCGAGAACGCCGCCGAAGTTCCTGACCGAAGCCGAGAAGCGCAGGCTCCTCAAGGAACTTCATGACAGGACGAACCCGCTGGCGCGCCGCGACCGGGTGATCTTCGAGTTGTTCCTCGGCACCGGCATTCGTATTGCGGAATTGGTGAGTCTCGATGTTGATGACATCGACCTCGATGGCAAACATATCCGCATCACCGGCAAGGGTGACGTACCTCAGGTCAAGTTCCTGAAGTCGTCTCTCCGCACACTGCTCAGGAGCTATCTTCAGGAACGCCGAAGAATCGTGTCCGGCGAATGCAAGGCGCTCTTCGTCACTGCAAGAGGCACGCGGCTTTGCGACAGGCAGATCGCGCAGCGTCTCAAGCATTGGCTGGATGCTGCCGGGATCATGAAACGCATCTCCCCGCACGGCCTCCGGCACACATTCGCGACGCATCTCTACGCCAGAACCTCCGATCTGCTTTTGGTCAAGCGTGCTCTCGGTCACAGAGACATCTCGACCACCGAGATTTACACGCACCTCGCGGACGAGGCTCTCGAGGATGCACTTGAGCGGATCTGAAGTTAGGTTTGACATGATACTTGATTGGTGATACACTGTATGTACGGAACAATCAGGTAGTGGAGAACTCCTATGATCAAGAAACTCACCAAACACGGCAACAGCATGGCTTTGGTTATCGAGCGGAGCGTGCTTGATCTGCTCAAGATAGATAACGACACTCCGGTCGAGGTCTCGACCGACGGGAACGTGCTCATCGTCGCTCCTGTTAGGGACGAGTCTCGTGCCGCCAAGTTCAGAGAAGCACTCGACAAGACAAACCGCAGGTACGGGCGCGCCTTGAAGAAGCTGGCCGAGTAGATGGACCACATCGAGTTCCTTGGGCTTGATGATGTTCTGGAGATACACCGCGACCAGATCGAGCACTACGGCGGTTCTCTCGGCATCCGAGACATGGGCCTGCTTCAGTCTGCAGTCGCGATGCCCGCTGCCGGATTCGGCGATCAGTATCTGCACAAAGACCTCTTCGAGATGGCTGCCGCTTATCTGTTTCATATCACGCAGAACCATCCGTTTATCGACGGCAACAAGCGAACCGGCGCAGTAGTCGCCATTGTCTTCCTTGCGATGAATGACATCGAAATAGTCGCCGACGAAGATAAGCTGGAACGCTTCGTCCGCAGCGTGGCAACCGGGCAATCCGATAAAGATGCTGCTGCGGCATTCTTCAAGAACAACTCCGGCAAGTAAACCTGTTCTGGATTTCCTGCTGAGGGGACCAAGCGAGTTCCGAGAATACGTCTTATCGGAACTCGCCGCCGCACGGCCTCCGAGACTCACGCGTGAAATCCCTGCCACTCCTCAGTCCTCCGCCGTGTTATCCGAAATAGTTTCCGCGTTTTTCGGCTTGCGCTGCCGCTTGGGCTTCTGTGATTCAGCCCAACGGCTCAGAAGCGAGCTTGCCCACTCGGCCGGTGTCGTATCAAGTCCTCGCGGCTCTTCTCCCTCGCGTGCTATCTTGGTTGCCTTGAGATCCTTGAGGTGGCAGCGGATCATTCGGTCGAGTCTCTCCGCAGCCTCCCAGTCGTTCGCCTCCTGCGCTCGTCCGAGCTTGAGGAAATAGACCGCCACCAGTTCCACCTGCATGAAGTCCGAGCTCTTGTTGAACACGAAGTCCTGGTGAAGCTGCTCGATGATCGCGTCGAAAAGCGGCCGCTCCTCAGGAGTGAGGAACCTGTCCGCATAGATGCCGTGCTTGAGGGCATTGACATTGCCCTCCGGAGCGCCGCCGCGCTTCGCGCCGCTGTTTCTATGCCAGCGATCCGCGCCTTCGGTATCACGCGCGCCGATCTCCGGTTTTCGGTCCTGATATCGTTTCTTGTCGCTCATTGATGTGTTCCTGTTGTTACGGCTGACCGGAGGTGGGCGGAGAAGGCGTTTCGCGCCATCTGCACGCTCGATTTCCGGCTCAGAGGCCGGTATTTGACAGGCCATCCGGCTGAAAACTGCAGCCAATGCCTGGGTTTTCGCACGTAGTCATCACCAGATTTGTCATAACGAAAGTTATACTGCATGTCCCAGCGCAAGCTGCTGCGGAGTCATGGCTCCCGATATGCTCTCAGGGAACAACCGGCTGTCAAACTCATCAGAAGGCACGACCTTTCCGCCGAACAACCGCTTGACCTCATGAATCTGCTTCACTGCTTCAGGCGACGAGCCGACCATCAGGCGCAGTTCGTCCATCGTGAACCGCACTTTGCCTGACCATCCGGCGGGGACGACAACTGAGTCATCTCGGACGAAGACAACGATGTCCTCGACGATGGAAGACCTGATACCGGCATAACCCTGGGTATCGAGCAGATGCTGGAGCCTGTGTGCCTGGTCGGGCTGACCGGCAAGACTCGCGGCAGTCCGACGCCGCTCGTACGCATCCCAGGCATCGTCCCAGGTCTTCCGGTAAGCGGTGAATGTCTGTTCGGACGGCGGAACATAGGTCTTGACGTTCGTAGTCCTGATTGCCCGGCGAAGAGCGTCCTCGCCGATATACCTGACAGCCCACTTGTGAACGATGTTGAACCGCTCGCGCAGGGCATCGAAGTCCGCATCATTTAGGCGTCCGGCCTTATGAGACTTGCGCGCGTTTTCCATGCGATGCCTGAGCCAGGCATAGTAGGGCGCATCCAGCATCCGGTAGACCGGCTCGCAGTCCAGCTCGTAACCGAACCTGGGGTCGTATTCCTCGAACGAATCAAGGTTCGTCGCTGCCCAGAGGATGTGATAGTCCGGCACGGTCTCCTCGGATGGATCACCGGGTGCCGCGTTCTCCGTGATCTCCGCGACAAGCTCCTCCCGGTGTGCGAAGACCATCCGGCGGATGTCGTCGGTGATGAGCCAGTCAGGTTCCAGTCTGATCCTGCCATCCGGCTGAATGCTTGCCCTGATACCGCGTATTGTCAGTGAATCGATGTGTGCCATCAGAACTCCTCGTAACCTGGCGATTGGTGAGTATTACGAGTCTGGTGAGTTTGCTCTACTCCATTACATGCGTGTGTACTATCCTGTTGTGGTTCAATTTCCCGCGTAGGGGGGTATGGGAGGAACTCACCAAACTCACCAAACTCACCGTCCTTGTCCGTGGGACCATCGCATGCGACAACCCACAGAGTCGCGCGCTTGTAGTCCCCGGCACGCTGCAGACGATAGCAGCATCTGCCGAACCGAGTGCCCTCCTTGGCCTTGAATGCTTTGCCGATCTTGTGCGTATTGACCACATCGCCTTTGATGGCGTAGGAGATCGCTTCCGGCAGCACCCCCTCGAATCCATCCGATGAGGTCAAAGCATCCTTGATCTGAGCGACAGTCTTCGGATAGTGCTCATAGAGCTCCACCCACCGTGCCAGGAACGCTTCCCACTGCACCGACTCCGCATCGGCGTCGCTCATCAAGACGGCCCTGTTCCCCAGGAACTCCGCGATCTCCACGAACGTCAGAATGCTCCCAATGGTCTTCACCCAGGTCTCGAAACTCCCCATCTTGGGGGTATCGTACAGTGGTTTGCTGGCCGATATCCAGGCCCGGATGGTGGTGAACAGCGCAGCTAGTATCGGTCCCCGGTTGCAGGTCACCCACTGCATCAGATCAGGATGCCGGAACTTGCTCACGTCTCGTTCGTGAGGAGCACTGGTCTGAGCATCTATCTGGACCAGGTAGCTGCGGCGCGCTATCTCGCCATTGGTTTGGACATTGTTGCCGGTCACCACCCAGATGGCGTTATTCGTAATGCTTGTGGTCTGGCTGTTGCCGAGCACGCGGTCGGTCCAGGTCGTGGACGTCAGAAGCGCGGCCAGGCTTTCGGACTCCAGCACTCGTTTGAGGTTGTCCAGGATAATGTAAGGTTTGCCATCCGCGAGAAGCGACGTGATCTTCTTGCGCCATTCCTCGGCGTCGAGTGGAGCCGTGGTGAGGCTGTATGCCCCAGCGGATATGGTGGCGCAAACCTCGGCCAGCAGACTCTTCCCCGTGCCCCACTTGGTGGCATCGATCATGGCAAGTGGTATCTTTGGGATGATCGTCTTCAGAAGCGGCGTCAGCATCAGCGCGATGGTGTTGGCTCTGCTTGCTTCGTCCACAAATGGGAAGTCGCAGAACACCTCCTTGACCAGGTCTACCGCATCCTCGACCTGTTCCTTGGTCGGGTTGAGCGGTACTTCCGGCATCTCGAATCCCTCGGCTGGCTTATAGAGATATCCGGTGTCGGGATCATATCCAGGTTTCTGAAGAATCGTACCGTCCGGACGCAGCAGCGGCGACTCCGTCACTCCAACCAGCTTCGGGAACGGCAAGCTGTCTGAAGAAAGAACATATCGGACTACCTCCCGTGGCGGGTTATGGTAGCGAACGCCGTCATTCGTGTCGCTCGTGAAGTCGCAGATATCGGCAAGTCGAGCAGTCATGATCGCGTCGCCTACTTGCTCGATCAAGGGAATTCCTGTCTCGGTCTCTCGAAATCGAACCACGTTGCCGTATTGCAGGAACAGATACGGAGGTTTGTTCTTCGCTCTGAGCGCATTGATCGCTGCTTGACCTGTGAGGCGAAGCGGCTGGTTCTTGATGTCTATGCGGACGATATCATCCGGTGTGACATATTCCTGGTGAATGCTGCCCGGTCGGAAATCCGGAACGGCCTCTTGCAATGCGATCAGCTTCTCAAGCGTGCCCCCAGCGGCGGCCCAATCCGTAACGTCGCCATGCTCCTTGATGTCCGGAAGAGAGATAACACGCACACGCCCAGCCGTTGCCTGCAGGCTGCGGCCTACATCCTCAGCGTGTTTCTTGCCGGGGATGTCATTGTCCGGCATGATGATCACATCGGCTCCGGCAAGACTGCGCGAGAAGCTATCGAGCCACTTGGACATAGCGCCGCCCGAGTTGGTGGTAGCCGTCAGCCCCCAGGACTCAAGGGTGTGAACGTCTTTCTCTCCCTCGACCAGGTAGATGGGCCTGCCTTCCATTATTGCCGACCTGATCTGTGGCAAGCGGTAGAGCACGCGGGTCACGCCCTTGATGTTGTACTCCCATTTGGCGACGTTGTCTCGTATGACGCGCCTGCGCTGGATGAACTCCTTGGTGTCAGTCCGCTGGACCTGATATAGCAGCTCGCCGTCTTCGTTAACGTAGTCATAGGTCGCCACGACTCGGCGGTCCCCGGCGAAGCTGCGGTTCCTCTTCTTCCTTTGCCCCGGCTGTGATGGCGCTGACTGGCTCTTCTCCGGGAACAGATCGTTCCAAGTCAGACCGAGAGCCGCGAGAATGTCCTTGGTTTCACATCCAGCCTGGCACATCATGAGGACCTTGCCATCCGGCTCCTGGTGAACGCATAGCGACGCCTTGCGATCATCGTGCGCCGGACACTTCGCTTGCCAGCCGTTCGACGTAGACTTGCGGTCCGGCAGCCGTTCGAGAATCTGCTCGAATGTCAATGCGCACCTCCCGGTAGAGCGAAAGCATGCTGCGGCAACATCAGTGACAGGAACGTCTTCCGCGCATCCACTTGCGCGCGTTTGGCGCAGTTGGCAATCCCCCAATGGTCGCCGACGATGATGGCGGTCTGAGAGGCGCGCGTGACGCCGGTGTAAAGCAGGTTCCGATTGTGCATGAACGAGTGCGACTTGTGGGCGATCACTATTGAGCACGGGAATTCCGATCCCTGGGACTTGTGAATGGTAAGCGCGTAGGCAAGCTGGATGTCGCTGCGGTGCGGAGAACCGGCCTCAATGTTGACAGTCTTGTCCTCGAACTCGATGCTGAGCGACCCGTCAAGGCCGACTCTTCGAACGATGCCCATCGCGCCGTTCATGACACCGAGGTCGTAGTTGTTCCGTGTCTGGATGACCTTGTCGTTGACAAGCAGCTTCGGGCGCCTGCCGGGCTGAACGGGTGGCGCATCGTAATTCCAGAGCTTTCTTTGGATAAGCCGCTGGAGCTTTGTGTTCAACTCGGCCGTTCCAAGCGGACCCTTGTGCGTGGGAGTTAGCACCTGGACATCGCGCAGAATATCGAAGCCCAGCTTTTCTCGAAGGGTGTGCTCGAAGAGGTCGAGTATGAACCGCTGGACGCGCTCGGCGTCCGTGTGCTGATCTGCCACATACCACGCTCCGCGAACCGACGTATCGCGCTGCGGAGTCTTGGGCACCTCCCCCTTGAGAATCGCCATGCTGTTCTCTTTGAGAATCCCGGCCTGCCGAACGACATCGTCAAGGATGGTGGTCGGCAGCGCCCTCGACTCTATCAGGTCACGCAGGATGTTGCCCGGGCCGACAGGCGGAAGCTGATTGTGGTCGCCGACGAGGACTACAGTCGTGCGGTCAAGATCGATTGCTTGGAACAGATGCCAGGCGAGAACGACGTCGACCATGGAAACCTCATCGACAATGAGCATGTCCGCCGAGATGGGATTCTCAGAGTCACGAGCATAGGTCTTGCCGTTGAACCCGAGCAGACGATGAATGGTGGACGCTTCCCGGCCGGTGGCCTCTTCCATTCGCTTGGCGGCTTTGCCGGTCGGCGCGCAGAGAACCACGCGCAAGTCATGTTCCTCGCAAAGTCGGGTGATCGCGGAGATGGTGAACGTCTTACCGGATCCGGCCCCGCCGGAGATGAGCGATATGGAATGGGCGGCGGCGTTAACGGCAGCCTTAGTCTGCCTGGGATTGAGGCGCGGCGCAATGCGCTTGATCTCAGTCTGCAGGTCAGGTTTGTCACTGAGGCACGGGCTGGGCTTCGCTCCATTGGCAAACACGCGCGCCAGGTCCTCTTCCATCCTCCGGATGAACGGCTTTGCAACGAGGAAGCGGCTGTCAGCGCAGTAGCAGGTCAGGGCTTTCTCGTCGATTAGATTGTCCAGGTGCCTCTCGATTTGCTCTCGGCTGTCGAGACAGTCCATCACGAGCAGCTCGTTTGCGCGGTCGAGCAGGTCTTCATATTCCACCCAGCAGTCGCCTTGATCCAGCGCGTCATCAACGCAGAACACAACTCCGGCACGAATGCGGCTCGGCTCATCCTTGGCGATGCCTACCTGCCGAGCGATCTTGTCGATCCGCTTGAAGCCGAAGCCATCGATCTCCCCGACGATGACATAGGGGTCGCGCTCGATGATGCCGACCGCGTTGTTGCCGAGCTTCTTCACGAGCTTTGTGACCTGGTGGTGTGTGAGCCCGTATGCAGCAAGCGCCGTCATCGCCTGGTTGACGTGGCTTGTCTCAAGCCAGTGATCGCGCAATGACTCGATGACCGAGATCGGCACCTTCGCGGCGTCCGCGATCTTCTCCGGTTCATCGATCAAGTGCTGCTCGAACTCCGAGCCGAACTGCTCAGCGATGATTCTGGCCTTCGCCGGTCCGATGCCCTTGATCTCCGGGTTGTTCGCCAGGTAGTTGGCAAGCCCGCGGGCGTCAAGCTGCCGGTCGAACTCCATGCTCGCGACCTCGAACTGGAAGCCGTACTTGGGATGCTTGATGAACTTGCCGTGTAGCACGAGCGGCTGGTTCTCCTGAACCACCACGTTTCCCGCGAACTGTATCCGGTCGCCGCGCTCCGTTATGAACCGTCCGGCTGAGAAGTTGGCGGAAGAAAAGAAGACCCGCTCGACCTCTCCCCGTATTCGGGTGTGCTCGGTTGTTGTGGCTGTTGGCATGAGCCTTGATACCTCCGATGGCAGCGCAGCAGATACTCTTCAACGAACCGGCGCGCGCACTGCCGGTCGGAGCAGAAATAGACTGGGATGCCGTAGTCGACGATGATCGAAAGCGCAGCCCCGACG